AAAAGTATGGGAACTATGCAAAACAGGAGTAGCGCAGAACAGAGAGGCTAAAGCAGAACTGATTACGCTATACAATGAGATACATAGAACAAGATATAAAACAACATCTAATTGCAGTAGTTGTATAGCTACTTGCTTTAATGGAATTAAAAAGATAGTAGATGAAATATCAATGTGAGTGTAGGGTATTCGAGGTACACAAGACTACAATGAAGATAGTGAATGGCGAAGTAATAAAGCCTGAAACTTACTGTAAGGAGTGTAAGACCTATGGCAAGTATATAAAAGAACACAAGGGGTATGGTGGTATAATAAAGAAACCCAACGGAACGATAGCAAAGAGAACTGATTTACATATGTAACTATGAACACACCAAATTATTACAAAGGAACTTATTACAAAATGGAAGCACACGAAGTCATAGAAGATTTCTGTGGCAACAACTACAACTTAGGTGTAGCACTAGCCTACCTAATGAGAGCTGGTAAAAAAGAAGATAACGATATATCTAAAGACATACAAAAGGCAATAGACCACCTCAACTTTGAACTTAAAAGGCAAAAGCACCTAAACGAAGAACAAAGTGAGTTAGATAGGATAAACGATAAACTATTTACATACAATGGAACGAGTACCTATTAATAGCATACGCAATAATCCTATTAACCCTAGACTTGTTAATACTGCTAAGTTTGAAAAGCTAAAGCAGTCTATACAAGACTTCCCTGAAATGCTGGAGTTAAGACCAATAGTAGTAGATGACAAAGGGTATATACTAGGGGGTAATATGCGATACAAAGCATTAGTAGATTTAGGACATACAGAAGTAAACATAATAAGAGCAGATAAACTAACAGAGAAACAAAAGCAAGAGTTTATAATAAAAGATAATTTAGGCTTTGGTGATTGGGATTGGGATATACTAGCTAATGAATGGGATAGTGTAGAATTAGAAGATTGGGGTTTAGATGTATGGCAAAACGAAGATGATATTATTAATAGCTTTGATGAAGAAAATGAAGAACAACCAAAGGACAAAATAGTATGCGCCTTATGTGGTAAGTAAACAACAAAATCCAACACTATGCAAGATAGAACAGAGAAACATAAAGTAGCTATGCTAGAGGCATTAGAAAAGACATTAGGAGTAGTAACATCTGCTTGTAAGATAGTAGGTATAGATAGGACTACACACTACCAATGGCTTAAAGATGATGAGGCATACCATAAAGCAGTTAAGAGCATTGATGATGTAGCTATTGACTTTGCTGAAAGCCAACTACACAAACAGATAGGTAAGGGTAGAACACAAGCTACTATATTCTACCTAAAGACTAAAGGTAAGAAAAGAGGTTATGTAGAGAAACAAGAGTTAGATGTATCAGGAGAGTTTAAGCCTATTACAATAACTCTAATGCGAGATGATGAAAGCGAAACTAACGAGTAAACAATGGTTAGCAATAGAGTACCTAACAGATAGCACTACAACAGAGGTTTTATATGGTGGTGCTGCTGGAGGTGGTAAGAGTTACTTAGGTTGTGCTTGGATTATAACACTATGCACTTCTTACGATGGTATAAGATGTTTAATAGGTCGTAGTAAGCTAGACAATCTTAAAAAGACCACACTAAACACATTCTTCGATGTATGTAGCCAATGGGGTATAGAGGCTAACGTACACTACAAGTACAACGCATCAAGCAATATCATTACGTTCTATAATGGTTCAGAGGTTATATTAAAAGACTTATTCCAATACCCATCTGATAGGAACTTTGATAGTCTAGGTTCATTAGAACTTACTGCTGCATTTATAGATGAGTGTAACCAAATAACAGAGAAAGCCAAACAGATAGTAAGCAGTAGGATAAGATATAAGCTAGATGAGAATAACCTAACACCTAAGACACTACTAACTTGCAACCCTAGTAAAGAATGGGTATATACTAACTTCTACAAACCACACAAAGAGAATAGGCTACCTGAATATCGTAAGTTCATACAGTCGCTAGTAACCGATAATAGACATATCTCTAAACATTATAAAGACCAGCTAGAGAAACTAGACCACATCAGTAAGCAAAGATTACTATATGGTAATTGGGAGTACGATGATAGTGAAGATAAGCTAATAAACTACAATGCTATACTAGGTGCATTTGAATTACAAGACACTCCTAGTGGTACAGGGTACATAACTGCCGATATAGCTAGGTTTGGTAAAGATAAGACAGTAATAATATATTGGAATGGCTTACGAGCAGAATACTTTAAGGTGCTAGACACTAATAGTATCACACAAGCAGCAGATGAAATACGCACCATACAGAGAAACTACAACGTATCACTAGGTAATATTATAGTTGATGATGATGGTGTAGGTGGTGGTGTTAAGGATATATTAAGATGTAAAGGCTTTGTAAACAATTCTAAGGCACTTAAAAAAGAAAACTATATCAACCTTAAGACACAATGCTATTATGCGCTTAGCGAGGCTCTAAATAAGTCTAAGGTGTATATTAACTGTACTAATATAACCCACAAGAATTATATTATACAAGAATTAGAGCAAGTTAGGCGTAAGAACTTTGATAAGGACACTAAGCTACAACTGATAAGTAAAGATGAGGTTAAAAGTGCTATTGGTCGTTCTCCTGACTTTAGTGATGCTTTAGCTATGCGTATGTACTACGAACTAAAACCACAGGGTGTGTACTATGTGCAATAAAAAAAAGGAGCAGCACTCGGGCGTCCGTTGGCTACTCCTTTACAAACTAAAACAATTTTCAATCAAAAACTTTGCAAGTATACTCAAATTTTAATTTTTATATTTTATATTATGGATTTAGTTATTAACAACACAAATTACTCTATACCTACAAGTTGGTCGCAAGTATCTTTAGGTAAGTATATGGACTTTATGCTAGATATAGAGGGTGTTGAAGATGAGTTAGAGAAAACCATAGCTACTATTAGTGCTTTTACTAATGCACCTAAGAAACTATTACAAGGTTGTAAGAAGTCAGATATAGATGCAGTAATGGAAGAACTAGGTAAGCTAATGGAAGAAGAAGCTAACAAAGACCTGAACCTAGTAATTACTATTGATGGTATAGATTATGGCTTTCACCCTAACTTACACGAACTAAAGCTAAAAGAGTTTGTAGATTTAGATAATAAACTTGGTGAGGGTTGGAGTGCTATGGATAGTGTAATGGCTATCTTATATAGACCTATCATAGAAGAAAAGGGTGATAAGTACAAGGTAGAAGAATATGACTTTAGAAGTGCTAAGAAACGAGCAAAGATATTTAGAGATAACCTAAGTGTCAATACTGTAAATGGTGCTGCTAGTTTTTTTTTGACTATCGCAACGGACTACATAGCCACTACGCAAGTTTATTCAAAGAGCCTGTCGAGGAAAGAGAGGCGCAAACTTTTAAGACAGAAGAAGAACAATTTAACGAAAAATATGGCTGGTACAGTCTAGTATATAATTTAGCTAATGGCGATATATTAAAATTTGATGAGGTGTTAGAGTTGTCGGTAAACCAATGCTTTAACTTCTTAGCGTACCAAAAAGATTTAACACACATACAGAGTAAGAGATGATACTAACAAACGGACTAGAAATAAAAAACGTAACACTTCAAATGCTTTATAGGATATTTGAGGAAATAGGTAGTAGTCATACACAAATACAAACCACTACAATCGGTGATATATTTGAGATTGACCTAACAGAAACTACCTACCCACTACTTCACGTATCTACTGCTACTGCTAACTTTGCACAACACACACTAACATATAACTTCCAGCTTATAGTTATGGACTTAGTAAGCAAAGATGAGAGCAACGAGAGAGATGTATTGAGTGATACGCTAGAAACTATTGGCGATGTAATTAGTTTGCTTAAAAATCAAACTGCATCGTTTGAACGTATACCTGACTTCCAAACAGAAGTAGCTATAAGTCCTAGTGTTAGTTGTGAGCCTTTTACAGAGAGGTTTGATAATGAGGTAAGTGGCTGGACTGCTAGTATTAGTATAGAGGTTGGATTTAATGCAAGTAGGTGTGATGGTGATGTGGCTTATGAATAAATACGCTAACTATCTAAGAATGAGTGGGTTACACGATTTGCGTAACAGCCAAAGGACACAAACAAGAATATATATACCCTATATATATAGATATATAATATAAATATAATAATAGTAATATAATAATATAATATAATATAATAAGAACTTAAATTAAAAAAAATGGCAACAACAGTAACTGCTGCAAATTTAACAGTACAAATTAAAGAAGAAATTACATTAAACGGAACTGCTTACGACCAAACAGTAACACATAGCATTAGTAGTATTGGCAACTATATGAAGAAGATACTACCATTAGGTGCTAGTGCAACTCAAGAAGTAAACACTTTTACTACTTCACCACGTAACAATGAGTTTGATATTGATGATTTAAAATACATCAGAGTAACTAATTTAGATGATACTGATGCAGTCATAGTAAACTTTTCAGATAGTGGTACTGCTACTGCTGCAATAGAAATACTAGCTGGTAAATCAGTAATTTTATTTGATACAGACATTAGTGGTAATGCAACAGGTGGTGCAGTAAGTTCTACTGCTCAATTAGATACTCTTGCAATACACAACCCTAATGCTTCTATCATAGATGTAGAAGTAGTTATAGCGACTGCATAATGAGTAACGTAGATAAAGTATTAGACACCTTTGGTAAAAAGGTAGTACAGACTGCTAGAGGTATATTAAACGCTAAGGGCAAAAATGCTAGTGGCGATTTAGGTAGTAGTCTAGGGTACTTTATCAAGGTTTATCCTAGTGGTGCAGTAGATATGTCTTTTGTAGCAGAGGGTTACGCTAAGTTTGTAGATAAAGGGGTTAAGGGTAGTAAGTCAAGTGCTAAAGCACCTAACTCGCCTTATAAATACTCTAACAAGCAACCACCATCTAACGTAATAGACAAGTGGGCAGTACGCAAAGGCATACAAGGTGTTAGAGATAAAAAGGGTAGGTTTATACCACGTAAGAGTTTAGTATATAGTATAGCTAGAAATATAAAGCTATATGGTGTTAAGCCTACTAACTTCTTTACTGATGCTTTCAATGTAGCATATAGAGATTTACCTAAAGACTTTATCAAGGCATACGCACAAGACACACAACAATTTTTAAAATTCGTAAGTAAAGAGATAGAATAATGGCAGTAGAATTAAGAACAACAATGCAAGGCAACGCACAATCCCTTGCACCAGCTTATTCAGATATAGTAATATATGCAGAGGGCATACCACAAAACATAATAGATACAGGATTTAACGTAAAGTATCAATGTAGAGTTGCTATTAATGGTGTTTTAGCAGTTATATTAAAAGCACCTGTTGATAGTAATGGTAAAGCAATATTTAGAATATCATCTATATTGCAAGACTATACAGAAACTGATAAGAGTGGGTATGATGTAGATTTAGTTTATAGTAGGTTTAATGGTAACTCAATGCAAAATAGCAACCACGCTATACATCAGATAGACAAGTATGCTAGAAATAGAAACAATCTAAATAACTGTATATGCTTAGGTGGTTATGAATATAGCACAACTACTAGTGGTACTATTATAGAGTCGTTATCTTTATCTTCAGATGTTAATTTTAATTTCTTTAACTCTGTATTACAACACAAAGCTGGTTATAGTACAGAAGATTTTAGTGATTATCTATTAACAAGCACTTCTAAAAGTTTCTTATCTAAATTACCTAATACAAGCCAAAAGATACAACTAGGACAATATCATACAGTTTCTTTTTTAAATGGTAAACACTATTTAGATAGCGAAGTAACAAGTATAAAAATAGAAAGGTTTGATAGTAATAACTCATCATTAGGAGTTGTAACAATAGATAATACACAAACTAATGGTGGTGCGCCTTTTGGTTCAACTATAACAGGTAGCTTTGTTACACAAACAAGTAATACTGAAGAAGGCTTATTGTATTTTGGTTGTGGTACTGCTAACATAGCTAATTTAGGATATTATTTAAATAACGTAGCATATTATACAGTAGCTGCATACAATGATACTACAAGAGTTAGTAAAGAGTATAGATTTGATATAGTAGATGCAGACTGCAAAGGCTTTGAAACTATTAGGTTAGCATTTTTAAATAGTCTAGGTGCTTGGGATTACTACAACTTTACTAAGAAGTCAATAAGAAAGACACAAATAAACAAGACTGCTATAAAACAAAACTATGGCACTACACCATTCCAAGCTACTACTAACTTTGGTGATATTTTAAACTATGACTATTACAATCAAGGTACTTATGATGGTGGCACAAGAGCATTCAATGTAAACGCAATAGAAACGATAGAAGCTAATACAGACTTTATAACAGAAAATGAAGCAGAGATATTAGAAGAATTGTTTTTAAGTCCTGATGTATATATGCAGACAGGTGATGTTTTTGAGCCTGTTGTCATCAATGAAACAGAATACATAAAGCAAACTACTGCTAACGATATGTTAAAGCAGTATATCATAACAATAGAGAAAGGTCATAACACAAGAGTACAAAGATTATGATAAGATTAGTAGTACAAAATCAAGTGACTAATGAGTTGCAAGAATTAGATACGTTTGGTAATGAGAATATTAACCTAACATTACAAATAGATGATGTTAGAGATATAGAAAGCAAGAACGCATCATACTCTAAAGACTTTAACTTACCAGCTACTAAGAATAATAATAAATTCTTTGAGCATTACTACAACGTAGATAGATACAAGACTAATTTTAACGTATATAAGAACGTAAAAGCATTTCTGTATAGCGAAGATGTATTAGTATTAGAGGGGTTTTTAAGGCTCTTAAACGTAGTAGATAAAGATACAGAAATAACATACAATGTAGTATTGTTTAATGATGTAGCAAACATTATAGAAACCCTAGCTGATGCTACTATAAACGATTTAGACTTTACAGATATAGACCACGAACTAACACCAACTAATATAGTACAAAGTTGGTTTGGATTAACTGCATTAAGTGCTGGTGGTACTACTGATAAAGTATATTATCCTTTAATAAACGATGGGCAAATATATGTAGATGCTGCAAACTTATATATGCGTAGTTACAAAGAAAATTACATACTAAATGTTAGTCTTAAATATGTAATAGATAAGATTTTTGAGTACGCTGGATTTAGCTATGATAGTAGCTTTTTTAATACTGATTATTTTAAAGACATATTCTTTGACATTGGTAAAGATAATAATGTTAGTGATTTCTTTGATGCTACAATTACTGCAACAGTAGGTAGTGGTACAGATAGTGTAGGAGTTAATGCTGGTACTAACATAGGCTCTAGCTTAGATGCTGCAACTGTAATAGACTTTGTAAACGAGAGTGGCGATACTGATGGTAACTTTAATCACGATACAAGTGTATTTACTGCACCTTACGATTGCTATGTCAATGTAGAGTACACAGTAAAAATATTTAACGAACAAACTGCGATGTATGGTGTATTAAGATTGTTTGGTAACGATACGCAATTAGGTCAAGTATTCGTAAATGATGCAATAGGTGACCAAGATGATGGGCAAGGTGGTAGTTACTTTGTACCTGAAGTTATTACACATACATTTACAGGTAGTATATTCGTATCTAGTGGTGACACACTAACTTTACAATTTGTTTCTCCATTAGCACCTTTAATGGTAGCTAATACAGATGCTAGTTTAACATTACAGATACTTGATGCTAGTACTAATAGCAAGATAAAAGCTAATAGAGGTGATATTAAGTTAGCTGATATATTAAAAGATGTGGTGACTGCTTTTAACCTAACTTTAGAGAGTAAGCAAAACAATTTACTTAAAATAGAGCCTTATAACGATTTCATAACAACTAATGTTATAGATTGGACAAAGAAAATAAACTCAAATGAATTTGTTATAGAGCCTATTGAGATACCAAAGCGTATAGACTTTTTACACGCAGAAGATAGTGATGATTATTACCACGAAAGATATAAAGCAGCACAGAACTCGATATATGGTAGTCAAGTATTAGAGTTTGATGTAGATAGTACAGAGGTAAGCACAATAGAATTAAGTGTATTTGCAGCACCTTTTACTAAAGAACTAGACAATACTAACATTAACTTACAACACATAGCAACTGACAATGGTGAAGAACTAGAAGCCTTTGACAATGCACCTAGATTGATATTTAAAAATCCTAATGGCTTTGAAACTAACTTTGTGATACAAGATGAAACAGGTGCAATATTCGGTGCAGAATATGAATTTATAAATAATGGTACTGCATACGATGGTAGTACTGATAATAACCCACCATTACCACAAGTACAAACTAATGGTAACTCTTTGTTGTTTGGTTTTACTAATACTATTTACATACCAACTTTAGCAAATATACCTACCAATACATTATTTAATAAATATTGGTTTAAGTATATTAATGAGAAATTTAATGTTACTGATGGCTTAATACTCAAAGCTGAATTTAATTTAAAGCCAACAGATATTTATAACTTTAGCTTTGCTGATATAGTAAAGATAAAAGACCAGCACTATCGAGTGAATAAGATAGAGTACAATACAGATAGGACTAATTTAGCAAAAGTAGAATTACTAAGAATATGAGGCAAATAGTTAGAATTATAGAAGATGGTAAGGTATTGTTCCTTGATGACAAGGGTACAGGTACTACTGATGGTTCAGAACAAGATTGTTTAGCGTATGG